GCTCTTCATCTTCTTCATTCCCGATTCCTTTTGCAGCTAAACGCTCGTCTAGTTCATCCCAATAATCGTCCGTTCGAGGATCATAGCCTTCCTTGGCTATCTTAGCCGCTATCGCATCGGCAATGGCACTGTCATCATCTCCTTGTCCCGGCTTGAACCAAGGATTACGCTGGCCCCATTCCTTGGCTTTTGAAACTGTTAGAACATCCGTTTGAGGTGGCTGCTGTCTAGGGGATGACTGTTGAAAGCCGTTAACGCGATTCTTAATCGCCTCAAGCTCATCGATGCGCTTTTGAGCGACATACATTTCTCGCATGGCTTGCGTAGCCTTCGCCCCGTCTGCCGCTGCGAAAGCCGCCTGATGCTCCTGTTCGGCACGTTGAAAAGCTGCTACGGATTCATTCCATGCTGTAGTAAACTGCGCCTGATCGTAATTTGACATGCGCCCGTCTACTTCGTTCAAGCGACCAGCCAGTTGATTCAGTTGTTCTTGCTGCTGCCTGATAAGCGCGTCCTTGGCATCGATCTTTTTCTTTAGACGATCCTTGCGGATATGGCGTTTCTCGCGGTTGGTAAGACGTGGTTTATCGGTTGCGCGCTTTCCGAGCCGTTCGTCGCTTTCGTCCTCTTCATCGTCTTTTTTGTCGGTTTTAGCGTCAACCGTGGCTTCGCCCTTATCTTCGACAACATCGTAATCAGGCGCGTCCTCTTCGTCTTTGACCTCAACGCCGACTTTCTTGCCGATTTCCTCGGCCTTAATTGCAACATCGTCCTTATCGTCTTCGTCTTTAGCCATGTTTAAGCTCCTGTTGAGATGTCAGTTTGAGAATAGATTCTGTGACCGATTGCGTCTTGTATTGCAGTTACAACTCCGTCCCTGAGTTTTTTCCCGTCAAAGCCAAAATAAACACGTAGACCATTCGAATCAATCAGTAGCCTTATCGCAATAGCGGCCTGTTCTGCTGCTGAATTAATAGCGCCGCTTGCTTCATCTCCAATAAGAATTTTATTAAGAACTAACGTGTTTGGATCATACTCTGGATATTTTTCCATGTTTCACTCCCTAGATGTAAGCTTTAACGTCAAGCGGATTGCCGGTTTTCTTTCCGAGGATGTCGATATCGCTCACGAGCATGAAAAGCACAGGAACGATAGTTTTCTTGCCTGTGGCATCGTTCGGGCCTTCATGATCGATCATCCAGCGATCCTGGTTGTATTTGGGAACCCGAACAAAATCCCCTATTCTAACCCAAGCGCCTTCGGGCCATGATTTAAGGGTTTCGCGGTTGCAAAATGCTACCGGCCCTATGTCCCTGACCTTGCCGATTTGCGTATTCCAAAGCTCGGTATCCTTGTCGAAGTCCGAGAGGATGATGCCGCCTTTGCTTTTTTGCTTCGGGGTACGAAGTTGAACAATAATCTTCGTTCCAAGAGGAACAAACCCCGGATCAACATCTGGAAACGCCTCGCTCATTTCTTCGTGCGAATAAACCTTGTCGGAAGGTCTAATTCTCATGGGGCCAAGATCATTCATCGTTCCTCGCTGCTTCGCTGATTATCGTTAACGCTTCGCCGAGACCTTCCCAGCGGCCTTGCTGCCTGCATAACTCGTCATTCATAAGACGCTTTTCGAAGACGCCTGCTTGCATGGCTTCGCGGCGCCTCTTGATCTCAAGAATGACGTGCTCGATTCTCATTTCGTCTTAGGCGGTTTCTTGTTCTTTTCCGTCTCTTGGGGGATTTTCTTGCCCATAGCCAACAACTTATGCTGGTTAGTGTTTTTTTCGTTCATTGCGTCGCTCATGCTGCTTCTCCTGTTTGTGTGGTTTGTCTTCGCTAAAAGACGGCTTACTGCTAATTAAAAAACGCGCCCGTACCTTGTAAACAGTGCGCTTTTCTATAATCCGCTCGGACGCACCAATTCCTGATTCAAACGGATTGCGCACGATCTCTACATCTGAGGATTCAAGGGTCGGTTTCAACCGCCAATAAAGAGGTTGCGTATTGTTAAATGAGATCGTATTCCATATATATTCGAAGTGATCGATAGCAGCTCGCTCGGTGAAGAACCACGCATCGTCTTGCATTCCATCATTCTTGAAACCGCTAGAGTTAATGTTCCAATACGGTTCGCCTGTCGGCGAAATAGCAGTTGGTTCTCCAATGACGACCGTTCGCCCGTGCTCCATTATGCGGACAAGGTTATCAATGAGCGCGTCTTTTTCTTCCTGTTCCATTACGCGGACTCCTTGGGGCTTTGCTCGGTTGACATTCCATCACGCAACTGCGTTACGTGACCTGATAACTCTTTGAGAATAGCTATCCAACGTGCTGTATCGTTATCCCGCGCAGCCTTCTCAAGATCGGCCGCAGCCTGAATATGAGCTTTCTGGATTGCCTCGTCATGGTCGAGCATGGCCGATTGCGTCTTTTGCTGAATATCTGCTGCCGTGTCCTTGGCTTGCTGCGCGATTTTGGCTTGGCCTAGTTGGCCTTGCATCTGAACGTTTTGCGCTGCAACGGCAACCATGGGATCGGGAGGAGGCTTGGGCTGCATGGCTTTGATATGCTGGATACCTTGCTGCATAAGTCCGGGAATTTTAGCGAACGCTATATCCATGGCTTTAGCCACAACGGCAGATGATTTGGCAAGGGCCTCGGCGGCTTGCGGTGAATTATTACCTTGCGGCTGCGCCGTCATTCCAGAGTTTTGTTTCATCAACTCTTGGTAAAAAGTGAACAAATGATCCTGAATATGGTTCATCATATGGACGCCGAATGTGGGCGACATCGCCGGCGATAAACCAAAGAACGGGCTAGTCGCAAAGTCGGCGTGGACTTGAATATGGGCCTGATGATCTTGCCCTTCGAAAGCTTTCACCGGGCCGCCCATAGCTAAAGCAATATTCTCATCGCACGGGTCAGTTGGATTGGCAGATGGAATATCGGGCAAAATCTCTTCGTAATCCGGGAATTTCATCAGTTCGAAACTTCGCTTCAGCAAAGCGTGGAGATTAATACCGGTGGCCTGCAAAACTGGCTGCAACTGTGGCCCAACTGTAGCTAGTTGCGTCAAGGTCTGGAATATTGCTTGCACTTGCGCGAAACGTTGCGTCTCGCTGAATATGTTTGGATCGGAAACAGGCCGTACGTCCATCGGCCCCTCAAAATCGGCTTTCATGACGTAATCATCAGGATCGCTCCCGAATTGAAGCTTTTCCGGCAAATGTTCTTTGTTCAAGCGATGAATAATTTCTAGAGCGCGGCGCTGGCTATCGTGCAAACGGGCGTGGATGGATGAAAATACTTTTGCGCCTTGCTCAATGAGAGCTAACGCGGTTCCGACAGGCATCTGATTTGAGGCTTCGGCTATTTTTTCCTCTGCCGTCGAGACGACGCCTTTGGCGGCTTGAGTCAGGAAACCTAGCAATTCGAATAAAACAGGCGACGGGCCGGGGAATGGCAACGGCATCGCCATTTTGCGGATGTCATCCCCCATCGTGTCGATTTCTGTAACTTGGGTGACATCAATCGAGTTCGAGCTTCCGCTTGGCGTTCCTTTGACCTTCAATGCCGTGGCTGAGTTCGCTATCAATGCAGAATCGAGCAATGCTCGTAATGCACCGGTCAAGGCATCGCTTAAGCCGCCTATAAGCTGCGGCAACCCGATTCCATAAGCTCCGCGCCACGGGATGAAATTATAGTCAACGATATATTCGATTTCTGAATATGTGGCGGTGTCGGATTCTTCCCAATTCCGGTAAAGCCCCAGAACCTTGCGGGTGTCATGGTCAATCGTGATGATGTAGGGAACGGCTCTGTCTTCAGGAGCCTTGGCATCTCCAATCTGATCGTAAATCACGCCTTCGTATGCGAAACGGTCAACGTCGTCGGTGCTATAATTATCTTCTTTGCCCTCGATCTTGGCAGTTTGCTTCGCTGCCTTCGTATCTTCCATTGCTCCCGCAGAAGCAGCCGGTAACGACCAATCCCTGTAGTCGCCTGAGTTAATCTTTCGTTCTATGTCTAATTCGCTTAGGTGAAGCCGGATAAACCGGCGTTGGCAATCGTAATAATTCTTGGCGTTATAGGGCAGGATAAAATCGTCAATCGGGATAAATTCGGCATCGATACGTTTCTTGTCCTCGTTCCACCACAGCTTGAAGAATTGTGTTCCTCCCGCCGGAAGCTGGGTTAACAACCGCTCCAGTTCCCCGCGATAGCTTTTGACTTGCTCGGTCAGCTGCCAGTTGAGGAACGATGTCTTGCGGTTAGCACGTTCGGTCTTTTCGTGGTTTGGCTTGCCTTCGATCTTTGATCGTACCGGGCCATTAGGAGGGAACAGTTCCTTAATGGAGCTTGCGGCAAAGTCCACATAAGATTCGGCTAGAACCGGATGCGTGGCGCGGCTTGCGCCTTCGAACGATGCGCCCCCCGGCGCCGGTTCGGCTATGCCGGTTTTCTTGAGACCATCGGCGTACTGATCATCTCGTTTCTTCCGCGCCTCAATATCCTCGTCTATCAGATTAAGGTATTTCTCGGCTAAATCGTTTAATTCATCATCCGATAATGTTTCTGCTAGGTTAGCGTAAAACTCGCCCTCTTGATTAACTCCGGGCGCGACATCGGAATCAACCGTAACCGTTGTCGTTTGGCCGTCGTCGCTAGGTACTTCATCTGGGGGTGTTTCGGCTATATCAGCCGGATCAACGTCGATGTCCGTTGTTTCGTCCACGAGTAGCCTCAAACAGATGTTGAGACCAGTTCTCGCATCGCAATCGGAAGAAAGCCGTTAGCAATCTCTGGTATTGTCGTTTTGATTAGACGCAAGAGATTGTTTTGTCAAATACAATTTTACTTCGGCATTCCGTTCTACTTTAACCTCTATTTTAGGCATTGGCTCGATATCGTCGTTACTAAAGCCATAAGATTCATCTGTCACTGTAAAACTCCTGGTATTTAGGCGGTACTCTCAAGCTGGTCTCATACTCTCATTCCATAGTCTTGTTCCATGCAGAATGTCGTGGACAAGTTCCGCCCGATGACCAATCATTAAACAATCGCGCACCCGCTTGATTTTATCATCAGGGATTTGAGCTTGAAACAATAATGCGTTCATCATTTCAACCGTTTCCGTGTCTTCGGCATCTGTGATGCTTGGGTCTTCCAGTTTTGTACGCAAACGAAGGAACTTTTCACGCATTTTCTGCAAAGATGCCAAATCGTTCACTGGTAAACCCCCGGTATAAACCGCATGCCGTTCGAACAAAGCCACGTTCCGCCGTCAACCTCCGCAGGACGGCCATCCGGGCAAACAGGAGACGGAGGAGCTTGGTTGATCGGCTGGTAATAGCCCTGTTCCGGCAGGAGGTGGCAACCGGATAGTACTAACAAGCATATAATAGCAACAAATTTCATTTATTTCCCTTGGATCGCTTGAGGCGCATGTATTCACGTTGATAGGCAACACGATCAAACTTGGGCTTTTTCACCTGTTGTTTGCATGGTTGAGATGACCAATGCCGTTCGGTGCATTTTGAACATTTTGGTGCTTCCATTTTGTTAGACTAACTGTTAGACTAACTCATGTCAACCATAAACTTGCTTCTTCGCCATGCGCTGCCAGTATGTCGGCTTCTCGGGCATTCCTTGCGTCCGCATCCATCCGGACTTTGACATCCACGAAAGAAACTGTGATGTGCTGTCAACATAATCTTTCTTGCTTCCGTCCTCCAGAGTATCAGGCCCGAAATAACTCACTTGCTCGAACCATTTGCTAGCCCAATCAACGGGTTGTAGCAAAGGTTTGTTTCCGTGTCCCTTCCGCCGTGTCTGCGGAACCCAAACATACCCTCCGGCAACAATATGGCTCACCAAATGAGCGCGGGTGAGCTTGTCAGCACCGTTTGGGTTGTAGGGCCAGCACGGTATTTGAGCGCGCCTAAGCTCTTGTATCAGGCTAATTCCGCTACCTTTTTCCTCGACCAGAACGCCATCGGCGGTTTTATCATTCGTGCCGTATTTAGTGGCAAATTCAGCTATAACGCGCTTGCGAAGATCGGGGAATCCTATCTTGTCGTCCCAGCAATCAAGTAATAATGCCGAATATTCAGGCTTTCCCTCAACGGCTTTAAATAACCCCCATACCGTGCAAGCCGTGTCGTCGGCGGTTTCTTTCTCGCTAAAAGCAGTGTCATAGCTTTGAATTATAAGATCGAATTGCGGTAATGGCCGGTCATGCGCCCACCATTTCCACCACTCGCGTTTGAACACGGCTGACATTGAAAGGTCGAGAACTTCGCCGTAAATCTCTTGCCGCCCTAAATCCGTGCCTTCGTATTTAACTATCTCTTCGAAAAAAGATGCAGGTAAGTTATCTCTATTTTGATATGTACTGCTATGAATTACAACGGTTTTTGGATCAGCAATAATATTGCGTACAAGTTCAATAGGCTTAGGAGTCGAGGTAATGATCTGTCTTGGTCTTTCGCCAAGCCTTAAACAAAACTGCGCCATATCGAATGTTTCTTGCGGGCGCAGCCATGCCGCTATTTCTTCAAGCCACAAATAGTTGAACTGCGGCCCGCGCAAACGCTCCGGCGTGTCAGTGGAATACCCAAATATCAAACTGCCGTTTTTCAGCTTAATTTCAGATAAACTTCTGTTATAGCTATCGATTAATTCAGGCGGGCAACAAGCAAGTAATCCGGTTTCCCCCTCGATGCATGTTCGCCTAACGTCATTATGTGTAGGAGCTATAATTCCAATCCGCCAGCCAGGATTTGTATAGGCTTGCCACCACGTTTCTTCCGCTCCCGTTCTCGTCTTGCCCCAACCGCGCCCGCAAGCCCAAAAAACAGTTGTCCAATCACGGTTTTGCGGGACTATCTGATCTGGCCTTGCCTTCGCTATCCACTTCAGCCTTGCTGTCACCGCTATCTGCTCGTCCCGATGTAAGAGCGGAAACGACTGATCGAACTGCGCCTGAAGCTTCTCCGCGTATGCTAACTCCAATATCGCCTCCATCGGGGCCGCTTAGTTCCTTGCGCTCTTTAGGCTTACCCTCCATTCTATCCCAGAAACTTTCGCGCTCAAGGCGTTTGTCGTCACCGGAGAATTGACCGATTAATTGTGCAACTATTCCTGCATCGAGGGGGTGAGTTTGCTTCCAATCGGGGCCGCGCACTAACGCTTCAAGGGCCTCAAGTGTCGGATATTTATCGAGAATATGCTCAACGCGCTTGTCCCATCGTGCGCGTCCGGATAAACACCCGCCAATTCCTTGCGGATTAAGAACAGCACCGGGTTTTAGAGTTCCATCTGGATTTCTAGGAACATCTTTCACAGTTTGTCTAACCTATTGATTTTTCTGTTTTTAAGAACGTCTCGCCCGTGGACTCTAGCACAGGATCGATGCCGGTGAAAGAAAGAAATCGGCGGCAACTTAAATCAGTATAAGCGGCGCTTATTTCCATCCCATAGCATATACGCCCGGTTTGCTCGGCGGCAATGACGGAGGTGCCGGAGCCGAGAAAGGGGTCATAAACCGCATCGCCTTCGGAAGAATTATTTAACATGGGGCGGCGCATGCACTCGACCGGCTTTTGGGTGCTGTGTCCGGTTATATCTTGCTTATCGTCCCTTCCGCCTAATTGGGATAAATTATTGTTTATATTCCAGATAGTTGATTGCTTTCTGTCGCCTTTCCAATTTCCTTTGTTTTTAACGGCATACCAACAAGGTTCATGTTGCACATGATAATCGCCACGACTTAAAGCAAAATGCTGTTTTGCCCATATTATCTGAGAACGAATATCGAATCCGCAGGCTATCAAGCTATCAGCCACAATGTTTGCTTTCGTGGATGCATGCCAGCAATAAACAATGTTTCCGGGAAATAGAGACCAAGCTTCCCTCCAGTCTGCACGATCATCATTTTCGACGAGGCCAATAGAGCTATTGGCCTCACCTAATGCTTTGTTTCTCCAATCAGCTTTATAATTCACGCCATACGGTGGATCGGTGACCATCAAGTTCGGCTTCACATTACCCATCAGCCGCGCAACATCTTCCGCTTTCGTGCTATCTCCGCATAAAACCCTGTGTTTTCCGCACAACCAAAGATCGCCGGTCTTGCTAATGACTTTGGCTTGCAAGGCTGGAGTTTCATCGGCTTTTTCGTTATCGAAAGGCTCTTTCGGGAACAGGCCTAGCATGGCATCCGGCATGCCCCAGTCTTTTAACTCCTCGAAATCGAAATCAGCCGAGAGGATATCCATGTCAAACTCGCCAAATGGCAAGTTGTCTTGAACGAGCAATCGGCGAAATTCATCAGTCGTTAATTCCCGGTTGGGCTGTAAAATCTTGACTTCCTTAATTCCAAGCTC